GCGTGACAACTTGTTTCGTGGTTTGAGTAAGTCAATGCAGAAACTACAGGCACGAAGCATCAATGAAGTATTGGAGTTGCCCAATCACACACAATCACCACAGCGCACATGGGTTGGGCTGACGGATATTGACTACGCAGGATTACCACTTGAGCAAGTTGGTTTAGTTAGATGGGCAGAAGCCAAACTCAAGGAAAAGAACACATGAGCTACCTAGTTTCTTCTTTGCCGCCTATCAAATGCTTTGTTAAGGCTGAGTTTCTCTATAACGACACTAAGGGGCATGGCGAGCTTGTGCCTTGCGTGTGGGTTAGCCTGAAAGCCCTCAGAGGCCAAGTGTTTCGGATTGAGTCGCTACTAACCGATTACGGCGCTTTGTACGACAAACTACCCATCCACGCCTATGTGTGGAAAGAGGGCGCTAGTGACCTGCCTGTGGACATTTTGCAATTGTGGGACTGCATGGGTTATCGGTTTACCATTGTTGAAAAAATTGGCTTGCGTAACCTTGGCGTTAAGTTTTTGGGCAAGGATAAGCAATGGCACTTTGGCACATACCTGTTTACCGTTGACTTTTGTGCCGATGGCATGGATTTAGACACTGGCTTTACAGAAACCGCCGAGGAGCATAAGAGCTTTAACTTTATTAAACTTGAATCGGGTCAATTTGCTTGCCAACCCAACAACCGATGCCTTTGGTATGACCAAAGCCTTGTGCCATCACAAACTAAGTTTCCTGATTTCCAAGCCGCGCAACATCTGTGGTCAGTGGATGGCACACGCAATTGGAGCGCTGGTGATGATTGGTGTTACACAATAGAGGAAAAACATGACTAAAGCACAGCAGGTATTTGAGGCCATGATGATTGCCAAAGGCTATACAGATTTTGATAAAATTAATGATCGATACATTAGCACTAGCATTCAAACCCGATGGATTTATTTCTTAATGGGCTGGCAATTAAGGGGGGTGCAATGAGCTTTAGACAAACAACAATTCAATACATAAAAGACATTCTCAGAGCCAAGACCATTTCCGAGGTAATTTACGCCGAATTGCAAGAAGCGCATTTAAGAAAGTTGGAAGCAGAAACTGCCGCCGAGTATTCGGACGCTGCCATCAAATACAACGACAGACGAATTGAAAGGTTAGAGCGCCGTTTGTTTGAGCATAAGCAAGACGATAACTAAGGAGTTTTTATGATTGCAACAGTTATTGCTTTGTTAATAGGCGCACTTATTGGAATTGGGACGCTTGTTCTTTTTGCTATGTTTTTGGCACACGTTCAAAGTGTGGACAATCCACAAGATTGGAGAAATTCCCTCCCCAACGATTCTTTGGGTGAAGAGCTTCCCAATAAGCCCCAAGAGGGGCAAGAGTCAATTTATCCCAAATAATCTTGCCATCTTTAAAAAAGTTAAGGTCAATGGCGCAGCGCTTTAAGTGGATGCTATTCATGGTTTTAGAACGCCCCGCCTTAAAGTGCAAAGCCTGCTGTTCAGGAGTCCGCGCCAGCTCACCGCCAGTCACCATAAAGCCCTGCTCTGTGGCAAATTGAATTAGCTTGCAGGCATCCAATAAGAATGCCGCTTGTTCAGTGCTTAAGCTCATTTTCTGCCTTTCATATCGGCTAATTTCTCAATTGTTCTACCACCAAAATAAGCGCCCATGATCAACATTCCCCATTGCCCAAGAAGCTGCACATAGCTTTCGTTTGCGTTTAGCCCAAATGCGGACATCATGGCAAACAAGAAATAGCCCATAAAGATGGCTACAAGGCTCATAGGGCGTATGTTTTTGGATAGCCAAGAGTCTGACCCCATGTCTGACTTCCAGCGGTCTGTGACGTTGTTATCTTCGTTCTTGGCAGCATCGGCAAATAATTGCAATTCAGCCAATTCCATCTTTGCTTTTTCAATGCCTAACTCAAGCAAGCGCTCTTCGTGTTCAAATTGAAGCTGGCGTAGCTTGCTGACATCTTCAGGGGTCGGATTGTCAGGGATTTTCACGCCCAAAGTGTTTTCAACCACTTCCTTGCCTTTGGCTTGGATAGCGCTAGAAAGCAAGGTAAGGCCATTTTGGGCTAGGCTACCAAGAAGAGATGCGACTATGGGAATCATTTGTTTTCCTCTGCTTTATTAATTAATCTTTGCACCACGGCTTGCTGGCGTTTGGTCTCTTGTTTAGCTTCCAAAATGTCCAAATACATCATTCCTATGATTGGCAAAATAATGCCAAAAACAACAACCATGCTTATGAATGCAATTATGAACCCCACTTCACTATCCTTAGTTGGCGGATTGCTAGAAACAACAGGTGGAGGTATGTAATAACTATCACTACTACCCCGATTATTAGCGCCCTGTCTTGAAGCTGGTTTAGCATTTTTCGCCGTTGCCATTGTGCGACCCTGTCTTTTGCTTCCTGCTCTAGCCTTTCTTTTTCCTGTTCAGCTTGCAATCTTTCAAATTCATCCTGAAATCTTGACCACACCGCACCCAAAGCAGGGTCAACGCCGTAAATCAACAATTCCCTCAGTTCAACAGCTTGACGCTCTAGCTCCATCTCTTGAAAGATGTTATCAAGGGCTTGGGCTTTTAGTGACTTACCCTTTGGCGGGTTTTTCTTTTGTTCAGCGGCTGCGGTTTTGACTTGTTCATGGGCATCAAAAAATTTACCGATGTAACTAGAAATCTCCATTGTGATGGCAGAGACATCTTTGGCAACAGCTTTTGCATCCTTGTATAACGCAACGCCCTGCTTGATGGCAGCGATAGCGGCAAGGGCGGCTGTGAACGGATCAATTTACAGCCCCAAAACTTTTTTGACAAACTCGCCAGCAACGCCTGGCCCAAACAAGACGCACACAATCACCGCATACAACAAATATTCAATTCGCGTCATGCGCTTGTCGCCATCGGTAAAAGACTTCTCAATAGCCGCATACCGTTCACTACAAACGGCAACGTGAACGTCTATTTTGGTTTGAGCATCTTCAATCATGGTGCATCAGGCCAAACAACAGTAGTTGGAAAACCGCTTTGCGTTGGTATATTTCGTAGCGCTTGTCGGTAAGTGGCCCATGCAGCCTTGTCTACTGTGGCATCTGCAATTTGTGTCCAATCCGTTGCAATTAACTTAGCATTGCGTTCCAATCTTATTTCCGCTGCTTTGCGCGAGTCTGCGCCAGCAAACCATGTTGCTTGCCGTGCCGCCCATTCAACTTCTTCCTCTGCGGTAAATGGGATATTGCCTTGTGATGTTGCACGAAAATTTGGCATGGTGTGTCCTTATGAAATAGCAAGTCCGTAGAGACGGAAAGAGCCAGTAATGTTTCCTACATCCGGTTGAAATCTTATTCCGGTAAGTGCGCCTGTTCCTGTATTGCCACCTCCAGTGATGATTGACTGATATGTAGTTCCCCTATTACTAGAACCAGTAACAGATACTTTTTTTGTTAATGAGGTTGATGAAGCGTTGTATATATACATGACAAAACCTAAACTACTGCCAGAAGCTGAGCCGTTGTTACCGGCAATCCTAAAAGAAGAAGTATTTGTAGAGGCATTGGCATTATAAAGAGCGTCAGCAGCACCTAGAAGAGATGCGTGCCAGTAATAGCCGGATGTTGAATAACTCCCGCTGATTTTAAATAATGAAGTAAGCGCAGCGCTATCAGTTGTACAGCTAACTGTGCCAACAATAACATAATTATCGTAAGTGCTGCTAAAAGTTGTTTCCACATCAACTGACGCACTACTAGAGGCGGTAACTGTGGAAAGGTAAACAAGACCTCCTCCACCCGCCGCCGCCCAAGTAGGTGCGCTTGTTCCATTGCTTTGTAAAAAGTAACCAGTAGTCCCCGCTGCTGTGTAAGCATGAGCAGTACCTGTGCCATAACCAACGCCGCCCGCCGTTGCTGTTGCTGTTGAGTTTGTGCCGCCATTAGCGATAGGTAATGTACCTGTTACCCCAGTTGTTAAAGGCAAACCTGTTGCGTTTGTCAATGTTGCACTTGTTGGAGTGCCAAGAATAGGAGTAACTAATGTCGGGCTTGTTGCAAACACTAAACTACCAGTTCCAGTTTCATCTGTAACAGCGGCAGCAAGATTAGCGGCTGATGGGGTAGCTAAAAAAGTAGCTACACCTGTTCCAAGCCCTGACACGCCTGTGGAAATTGGTAAACCAGTTCCGTTAGTTAATGTGACAGATGTTGGTGTACCTAAAATTGGAGTGACTAATGTTGGAGTTGTCGCTAATACGTTTGAGCCTGTACCGGTATTTGCCACACTTACTAACGCTTTAGACGCATCAGTCGCTACAGCACTTGAAGCCGTCAAACTTGTATAAATGGGTGCAGCGCTAAATGTAGCTATACCTGTAACTCCCAAAGTTCCAGTAATTGCCGCATTACCCGCAATATTAGCGTCCGTGCCAACATAAAGTTTTTTGGCAATGCCTACACCACCCGCCGTAAAAATTGAGCCTGTAGACACGCTAGATGCGTCTGTGACCAGCGTAGAATTAATTCCTTGGGCAAAGGGTATGCGAGCCGTTGTAGCGGTCTGCCCGTCCTTTGTTATGGCTGTAGTTAGACCAGTGGCTAAATCTGCCGTCAGCGCATTAAAAGTAGCCGAACTGATGATCGTGCCAGCAACAACGGGCTGACCCGTGGAGTTAATGACAAATGTGCCTGAACCGTTGTAACTCATTTTGTACCTTTCAAAGCCTCAACTAAAGCATCGTATTTTGTAGATTCTTCCACTTGCTTAACGATTTCTCGATTTTTGACTACATCAGATGCTGATTTTGCCAATGGGAATTTAATCGCTGCCATTTTGTCCAACAATCTTGCAACCACACTACCAGTGTTTGAATAATTAACCGCACCCTCGGGTTTGACCAAAGCATCTTGTATAACATTTCTTACGTCTACCAATGTCTCACGCCCTTGTTTGCCAAACATATATGCAAGTTTATCCTCTCGGTCTAACGTATCAATTGCTGTTTTTAGCTTGGCAAATGATAACTGACCACTTGCATTTTTAGTGAGCTGATCTTTCATATATTGAATGGTTTGGCCTTGCAACTCGGCATAAGCTTGTTGACCCTCAGGCCCACCCTTTTTTAACAATTTAGTGACAGTCCGCATTTCTTCTAAGCTGCCATCTAAAACAACATGAGAAAACACATCATCTAACGCCACAGCGCGGTCTGCGTAGCCACCTCTAGTACCAAGCAATTTAGCAACTCGGTAAGTGTTTTCAAATTCGTTAGCCAATTCTTTACGTTGCGTTCTTGCGGCGCGGTACAAGTCACCGCCTGCGCCCTCGGTCATGTCGTTAATTACGCCCTTGACTTGCTTCATAAACACACCGGATGGCTTGCCAGGCTCACCCAACTGCCCCGCAGATTTATACAATTCTTCTAAATCATCAATGGTAACTTGTCCATTTTTAATCTTTTTAAGTTGTTTTAACTTTGCACCAATAGTATTAATTGCAGGAACAGAGATAGCTTCAGGCGCATTAGTTTCTAACCATTGCTCTAAAGGTGCGGTGCTAACCACTTGTTTTGTTTCACCAGCATCTCTAGCGTCTTGGTAGGCTTGATTAACTTTTGTGTTTTTAGCGTCAAATTGTTTAACAACTTGCGTGTCAACCAATGAACCAACTTTGCGATACGCAGTGGGGTCGGCATACTCTGCACCGGTCTCATCAGCCAATTGCTGAAAGCGCCGCAATATGCTTTCTTTTTGGTTTTGCTTAAATTCAGTCAAGCCTTTTGCCAATTCAGGATTTTCTTTAGGCAAATCGGATTCGCGCTTCAAAAGACCAAAGTCTTGTAATTGCTCTCCCTTGGTCAAAGGAATGCCCTGTTGCAAAGCTCGTTCTTGGCGTATTAAAGCTGGGTTTGTTGATGCTGCACCCATGCCCACCATTTGCGGATTTTTAGGCTGTAAAAGCGTTGCCATGCGTTGCTGAGTGCTTGACGCAACAGGTGCAACCATGCCCCTAACTTGCCCAACTGCCGCTGGCGCAATAGCATTTAGCGTTGATCCAGTTGCCCCCAATGTGGGCGGCAAAGCACCTAATACTTTGCTCATTGCGTTAACAATATCAGGCCCTGTTTCTGTGCGAGGTTGATAAAACTGTTGGCTAGTTACTTGGGCGGCTTTTTGCCCCGCTTCCCTACCCTGTGGAGTCCCATAACCGCCATATGCTTCGCCAAACATTCGGGCAACAGGTGTAGCTACCATTTGACCGACTTGGCCCGCAATGATTGCCGGCGTCTCAACTGCACCCATAATGCGGTCTTGCATAGAGGCAGGTTTTTGCGGCAAAGTTGTTACATTTTCTGCGCCTGGTATCTGTGCGTTAGATACACCCAATTGTTGAAAAAATGTACCCCTTGGAATGTCTGAATAATATTTGTTGTGCAAGGCATCAGCCAATGCAGCATCAGGCATATCGTTGTATTGGGGGTTTTGGGTGCGGAATTCCGCAAGCGTTGCCATTATGGTTTCCTTGGTCTTAATCCAAGTGGATCATTTGCAGGATTAGCACCGCTTGATGGTGCGCCAAAGTCAATTTTTTTGCCGTAAGAAGATTCAAGGTTTTGCTTTCCTCTTTGAAGCATTCCCTCTAAAACTTTTACTTGTTCTTGCATTGCATCTCGGCTTGTTAATGCGCCAGCAATTGTTGCCGGATTTGTTATTTGAGATTCCACAATGCTCATGTCAGGGCCAGTTAATGCGCCAAGTTCATACGCATCTTTTAATCCCATTAACAAAGCCGTATACTTTGAATTCATCCGCGCAGTGTCAGAGCCAACAGGCAATGGAATAGCCATACCTTGGCTTGGCAATATTGGTATCTCTTTAGGAAATACCATTAAATCTTTGTTTAACTCAGTTTTGTAATCTGTTAGGTAACCCTCAAAATCTTTAAGTTTTTTTGCTTTGTTCATAAAATCTGCACCAGGCAAAGCACTAGCCTGATCGGACAATCTTTTTGCTTGCTCTAATCGCAAATTTTCTTGACTTTTAGGGCTTAAATTTGATTGGTTTGGCATACCTTGCGTAGGCATTACCTGTTGCAATGGCGTGTAAGCACGTTTGGGTGTCACCCCAATTGGCGCATCTATTAATGGCCCTACATATTCACCCATTTGTCAATCCTCCACATAAGTTTTGCCATTAAGCGCTTTGTAAACAGGCTTACCCTCAGGTGTATATTTTCCAGTTGGAACTGCTCCTACTGGCACACCTTTAGGTAATGTGGGTTTAATTAAAGGATTAGACGCAGCCGTCAAGGGTTTAGGCTCAGCAAAGGGAATGCCCTCGTAGCCCAGTTTGGCTCTAGTCTCTGCCACTTTTAACATATATTGGGCTACATCTTCTTCGGTAACTAAACCAGCTTTCTTGTTCAATTCTGCACCAACCAAATTAATCAATTGCGGATCATTTTTAATGTTTGCTGGTAAATTCTTGGCTGTAATTAACTCAGCCGCAAAGCCTTTATATTGATCAGGAATGCCGCCCATTGCCACCAATACATTTTCGGGGTAGTACCTAGTTTCAGGCATTCCAGTAAGTGGATTATTTGTTTTTATTTCACGCAATTTTGGCTCTGCGGGATTTGTATAAATTTGCTTGCCACCTCGCACCAAAGAAGCGCCTGGCGCAACGGATCGAATTTCTAATTCCGCGTCTAGTAGTTTTTGCGCTTTAGCTTGCTCTTGGGCTTGTTGTTGCATTAAAAGTTGAGCCAAAGCCATCTTTCCTGCGCCCGTTTTAATGTAATTGTTGGCGTTGTTGCCGCTTAACAGATCAGGCGAAAGCATGGGTGAACCTGGCACAGCTGGGACTGCGGGAGTGACTCTTTGTTCAACAGTCTCGCCAGGCAATTGAGCTATCTGTGCGCGTTCATCTACGCCAATTTGTCTTTCAAATGGGTTAATGGCTGCATTGGGGTCACGCATTGTGCTTTGCCGCAAAGCCACTTCTTGCAAATTACGGTTAGCCTCAATTGGCGTTGTAATGTTTTCAATTTTCTCGGGGATTGCCGCAGTTGCAGGCGTAGTCTTACCAGCATTACGCATCAGAAAACCAAGGTCGGATAAATAATCCGATTGGTATTGTTTTTCTTCTGTGTCTGCTTTTTTTAATTTTTCATTTGCAGTGTAAGTTTGCAACAGCTTGGCAAGACCCGACACAGGGCTAATACGCACACCAGCCATTTGCGGCATTTCCATTGGTTGTTGAGCCTGCTGCATTAACAATTCAGCCATTTTGCGCCGCTTTTGAATTGCCTCCAACTCATAGTTGGATGGAGCTAAATTGATATCAGGCATTTAACCTCCCGTTATTGATTAAAATGGAATATATGGCAACACAGCTTTACCTAGATCAAACAACCCACCCATAGCCGCATTGTCATTTGCTACGCCTTGGTTGTATGCATTCATTTGGCCTGCATAAGCGTTTTGTGCAATTTGAGCGATTGGCGCTGCCGCTACAGTTGCGCCAGTATAGGGTTGAAATGTTGGATTTTGTATTTGCGAACCGGACATCAATGCCGAAATTTCGTTTAGTGGCATTTGACGTTGCTGTATAGCTTCTGCCAACGCTTGTTGTCGTGCTTGATTTTCAAAAGCTGCTTGTTGTGCGTTTTGAGCAAACTTTTGCTGTTGAGCAGCATTGTTAAGGGCAATGGTATTGTAGTTTTGCGTGTAATTCTGCCCAGCCGCTTGGTTGGTTATACCTTGTGAAGTAGCACTTTGCCCAAAGTTTTGGCCTTGAGCTGCGTTATACAGCGCTTGCTCAACATTACCCTGACCAAAGTTTTGCGCTTTTGCTTGATTAGTAAGGGTTTGCCCTGCCAATCCTTGCCCAAAGTTTTGGGCTTGTGCCAAATTGCCAAATTGCCCTAATGACAACGCTTGATTGTAGCCTTGGGCATTGGCGGTTAAATCTAAACCAAGACCTTGTAAGACCGCTTGGGTGCGTTGATCGTTCTCTTGTTGCCCTAACAAGTTAATTGCGTTGTTGTAGGCTTCTGAGCCAGGCCGCAACCCTTGGTTAATTAACTGCGTTTCTGTGCTCACGCGATTTTTTGCAATTTGTGGCTCTAACCGCGCCTCAATTGCCGCTTGCGCTGTTGTGCCAGCATTGATAGGCATTTTTGCAATATTGGTTGTGTCCAACGTTTTGCTTGCTAAATAATCTTGAAAATCAGGCGCATTACCTGCCAAATAACCACTTGCGCTTGGCCCTCCTTTAGCCAAAAATTCAGATGCTTTTGGCCCACCACCCGCTAAAAAGTCAGCCGCATTTGGCCCTTGCGAAATTGCGCCAGCATCAGCAATAGATGCATTTGCTGCTTTTCCCGTAATACCGCCTACTGGTCTTGGTGCTCCCGCTTTTATTCGCGCTATTTCTTCTGCTTGCGCTTGTTGAGCAGCAGGATCGTTTATAGATACAAGAGGCAATCCATAATTTGGCAAACCATAACCACCATTTGCGTTTGCCCCAGTATTGTTTGCTCCTAAATAATTAAAGCTAAATGGATTACTTAATACTGAATATGCGTTAGATGCACCCAAATTTGACAAATTAGCTAGTTGCATCCTAGTTTGTTGTTGGGCATCAAAAATTTTTTGCGATTCAGGATTTAGCGATTGCGTAACATACGGCGTGTATTCGCTGTAAGCATTAGCCATACCAGGCCGATCACTTGAATACAGCTTTGCAAAATCTTCAGGCGATAGCCCATAGCTTTCTTGTTTATATTGTGCGGCAGCGGCTGGATTGGCTGCAAAAAATGCGTTTGCGCCATACTGAGTCGTTGAACTACCGTAAGGATTTCTAATGTTGGGATTGTTAATTTGAGCTGTTGAAAAAGCAGCCTTTATGTTAGCGGCAGCTTGTGCCTCTGCCGTTGCTGTTGGATCAGGCGGTGCTGGTGCGGATCCTGAGTCTTTTCCCATACTTTTCCCCTAAAAATTTACAATCTTCTTTGGTCATTGTAAAAATAACAATGTCCCCTGATGGATGTGCATCCTTGATTTTAGCTTCTTCTTTGAAGCCCATGTGAGTCACAAGTCGAATACTTTTAAAATTTTTGCTTGACACTGTTGCAATCATTTTGTTAACCTGAAGTTGCCTGAAAGGGTAATCAAAAACTTTGGCTAAAAATGTGGCTGTTAAAGTGCCAGTCACGGCTATGTGGCATACGATTGATCGCTTGTTCCAACTATCGTAAATCACACCAGCAACAATTTCCCCATCTTTTTCCCAACCAACCGCTTGACTGTTGGCCTCAAAATACATTTGATTATTTTTAGCCGCTACCCACCGCCCAACCTCATGCCCCAATACGATCACAAAGTCCCGCCATCAGTAAACACCAAATCAGCCGCTACCCATTGAATTTGTTCGTTATTACTAGATGTTTTTAGAATTGGCGCAAAAGAATAGCCAATTTCAGTAACCCCTTGCCAATCGGCGGTAGGCATTAAATTGTCGCCCCAAAGAGCCGTATCCCAAAGACCCGCATCCCAATAAGCAAAATTAATTGGTGTAAAGTTTAAACTTGCACTGCTATCGGCTAAGTTGTAGTCTACGTTTACGTTGCCATAAACCGCTGGAAAGCCGTCTGTAAACAAATGATAACGAATCATCTGACACTGCTTTTGGTTGGCCTGCCCATATGTTTGAAAAGATTGCAACCCAAAACTGTCTATATTTGATGTGTCATCCTTGTAGCCATTCCACGCCAAACCTACAAAGCCATTGCCCCCAAAATAAGGGTCATCCCTATAAAGTGTCCAACAATTAGCGTTCCAACCTGTAAAGTTACACCACGATTTTGTGATGTTGTTCATCACATATTGCTGTTGTTGACTGCCCTGACCAATGGGGACATTTAAAATTAGTTGGTTTTCTTTTGGAAAATACAACATATCCCAACCAAAATTAGTTGAATAAGCCGAAATAGATTGGCTCATTGCATACTGAATTTTGTCAGTAATTGACACTCTTGGGTCAAGGCGTGAGCTTTGCAAAGAACCACTCATAGGCACTACGCCGTCTTGCGTAATAATGAGCAAATCCCCACCATACTTAACCCAGCAACGCTTGCCAATGGGAGCACCTAGCTGATAAACCCCAATCAATGAAATGCCTGATGGCGTTGTTGGATCAGTCAACCGCCAAACTAGCGTTTCACCATTTGAGGTAATAAACACTAGGTAGTCATCCATACCATAACCAGCGTCTAGCGTCCATGTCATTGCAGCTACAAGGTAACCGCCCATCTGAACTAGGCTAGACATATCCAACGCCACCGCTGCGCCACCAATACTATTAATGGGCAAATACCAAGACTTTAAAGTGTTATCTTGAATTAACCAAACTCTGTTTTTAAACAAAGTGATGTTTGAACAAGTTGCGGTGTCTACGTTTGTAATGTCATAGCCGCCACCGTCACCATCTTTTGCCCACGCCGAGCCAGTATAAAAACGCAACTTGTCTGCGCCATTAACCAACATCAAATAAGAACCAGCCGAAGTTGTCATGTTGACATATTGCCAACGTGCATTTGTTAAGCTAGATACAGCAGCAGAGCCTACTGCGCCACCAGCTGTAATGTCGTAAATATTTGTTTCGGCAGCGGCAAACAATTTGTTTGTTGTTCCACCTGAATAGGCCAATACTGTTTCAACTTGACCCGTGATGCCCGTTGCAAATTTGGTGTAACCATAGCGCAAAACAACAGAGTTTGTGCCAGGCCACCAATTTGTCAATGTTACCGCATCCCCAATTGGCATAGCGCCTAATGAATCTCTCGCATTCCAGCCCCCAATGGGCGCAGGGATTGTGATGGTCGTGGAACTTTGCGTTCTTAAACCCGCCCCCCGTGCAATTGAATTTAGCATTAGGTTTTATTCCTGCGCGATATGGCTTTAGATTTTGCCTGTGCATCCTCTTTGGAGCTTGCGCCCCATGCCTTTAAAGACAAAGCAAGTCTAGTTGGCTCGCCGTTCTTTTCCATTGGGCCAGGCATATTGCCCATCCGCGCAAGGAATGATGCTCTGCGAGGGTTATCCCCTGATTTGACAGGCGGCTTCAAATCCATGCCCTCTGCTTTTGCCGAGGCTCTACCCTTTGCGTTTAAACCGCCCTCGGGATTCTTGCCCTCTTTGCGAGTCCATGCCGCTGTCATTTTTTCTTCTCAGGCTTGGCGGTCTTTGCCGCTTGTTTAAAGTCTTTAGCTGTGGGTGCGCCCTCAGTGCCAGGCTTACGCATCTTTTCGCCCGACCCTGCTGCTATTCTTTCTCTTTTTGCCTGAATATTTGCGTACAAACCATCTAACTTCATATCATCTCCTTAAACACTAGGCCAATTGCCATCTTGCACACTCCAAGGCCCAACTAACTGATTCATGCCCACAGGCGCTAGGCTCATGGCTGACACAGGTACGTCACCAGCTTTGCAATAGCTCAATGTGCGATTAAATTCTGCTAGTTCTGCGCCGTAATCTAGTTTTTTGGCTTTAAGGAAATAAAACCTCAAGCCAGCCAACATCAAATCATCAGGAAAAACCGATGTATCTGTGTCTGCTGTGTACGCTGATTTTGTGCCAGTGCTTGAGCCGGTTGCACACACCCAATAATTTGAAACGTATTCAAACGAAAAGTTGTAAACAGTGGTCAACGCTTGGAAAATCCTAAACTTGCCGTTGTATATACGGTAGCGTTCCCTTGGGCCAATTGAAATAATGCCGCCCTGCAAGAATTGCCAATCCTGAGATGACTTTGTGCCAAGGTTGCGCCAGTGGTCAGTCCTGTCCCAATTAGTGTCGGAAATCATTCTGTCGTAGCCATCAGGCAATGGGTAGTCTTGCTTGGCAAACGTCATTGACACCGCAGCGGTTGAGGTAGTCACAGGCGTATTTAGCGTAACTTGCGTAGAGCTGTCAATCGTCAATATTTCAGCATACGGCGCTTGCCCCGTGCCAGTGATGACGTTGCCAACTGCAAGCCCTGCCGTGCTCGGAATAGACGTAATGACCCGAGAACCCGCTGTAATTGTGCCGGTAGTGCTTACCGCCACTTCAGTTTGCCAAATGTAGGCTTGGACTAGCTTTTGCCACTCATAGTCGCGCACCAAGTCCTTGCCTAGACGCTGTGCCAAAGCCAGCATTTGCATAGTCTGATTGTTGGTTGACCCAATTACTGAAGCTGGCTGACTCAAGCCTAACTCGCCTGAAACTTGATCTACCAATTGCAGTAATGTGTAGGCCATTTACTCCACCAATTCTTTTTTAGGGCGACCGGATTTTTTGGCCGTCAACTCTGCAATCATCGCACGGAGTTCAGCCATTTCAACATCTTGAGCTTGCAGTTTTTTGTCTGTTTCGGCTCGTATTTTGTCAAACATTTGCGAATCTTGCGATGCCGCAATAAATGCCCGAGCTTTTTCGCGCAAGTCGTTAAACCCCATGATCTTGTTGCCAACAATGTCAGCAAGCTGTGCAAATTGATCAATGGTAAAAATGTTAAGCGCTTTAAACTCAGCCTTTTGAGTCTCAGAGATTGCAGTCCAAACGTCAATTGGTGTGCCTGCTACTTTGGCTTCTTTCTTTTGCTCAAACCTTGCCCACTCAACTGGGTAATCTTCTATGTCTTGCTCACGCATTGGGCGGTCAATAGTTAAGGGGTTATCGCCAGGCACTAATTTTTTCAAAAAGATACGTTCTTGAAAGATTGGGCGCTTTTCTTGAGCCGTCAAAAAGTTGTTTTGCACTTGAACCGCATGGAAAAACACCGCCATCTTGCCGCGATTGCTCTCCATAAATGACTCATCTGTCCAACCCGCTACTTCGTTTTTCATAATAATTCCTTGAGTTTGAAAGCAGTTTCCTGCATAAGTCCATCACCGTAAAACACCACATCAGCATCCTGCGTTTCAATAAAATTTTCCATTTCAATTGCCGCTTGAAGCATTTGCTGTGTTGTTTGGAAAGTTCTCAAACCAACTCTGACCATGATTTTAACTTGATCTTTGCCAGTGTGAGCACCTGCGTGGCGGTTATTTGTAAACGAGCAATCCATGCCATGAACATCAAACCGGCGAAACCCTAGAGCTGCCGAAACATTCATTGCCCTCATGCCTACACTTGAACCGCCACCGATCAGGCTTTCCATTCCCTCTTTGTGGTGCTGGGCAACCCATGCCACCGTTTCTAAATCATTTCCATTTATCAAATGCCATACCTTAACATTTTTCCCTTTAAGAATTTCCCAAAAGTTAGGATGACAAACCGAGGCCATCAGGTATTTGGTTTCTTTTTGTGGCTTCCTTAACATTTGGGCTTTATGCGGCCTTGGGTCGCAATCAACATGAAAGTCAGGAATTACACCCCTTTCCACCAAATAATCATGCGCCCCCGAGACCGTCATTATTGGGCGTTTGAGCTGCCGCCAAGTGTCTGCAAGGCTTGGGCCATAACAGGCAATGGTCATGCGCCTATCGTTGAATTTGCCTTTTTTCTTGAGCATGGGCAAGTGCATTGACTTTGCCATTTGCTCATGGCGCTCGGCGTTGGTCAAGACCCCTTTAAGCATTCCACCCTCATGTCACGAAATGGGAAATGATAGCGAGGCTCACAAAACGTAATGTTTTGCATTCCTACGGTTTCCAACATATCTTGCAATGGGCGTTGAAACCAACCCCAATGGTGGCACATTGCCTCGGCTTTATATTTAGGGTCACCGTACAACGCATTTAAGGTCATAAACGGCTGTAATGGCTCTTTTTTAACCACGCAGTTATGAACGTAAGCAAACACCTTATCCATGCAGGGAAGCTCTAAAATCATTTTGCCGCCAGGCTTTAGCACCCGCTTCCATTCGGTTAGCAGGTCATAAACTTCCCATTCATAAAAGTGCTCTAAAACGTGAATTGCTGCCACCGCATCAGCAGAATCACTAGCAATTTCAAGTTTTCTTAGGTCGCATTTAATGTCAGAAATGTCGGAATGTAGGTCTACGTTTATCCAACCGTCCCATTTCTTTTTTCCACATCCAAGGTTGTAGGCCGTTTCGTAGCGCTCTTCCACTTGTCGATCAGTGTTTGAGGCGAGAATTCTGCCGTCACGAATTTCTGCGCCTTGGATACTAGTTCGTTCATGTTCTGCTGTCTTGTCCATTCGATGCCCTCTTTGATGTTGCCGATGTAGATCGGGAAACCCTCTAAGGCTGGATGTGGCTCTGCAACCACAAAACACCCCTGTCGAATTGCCTCAATTGCCCTGTTTGCGCTTTTGTAAGGAGCTGTGGCAGGGATCACCACTATATCGGCTCGGGCAAATTCTTCCAACATGGTTTCTTTCGACCAAGGGATTGCCCCATCAAAATTAGATACTACCCGTAAGGGATAACCCTGCAAATCGGGCAATATGCGTTGTAGGCTCTCACGGTTGACATGATGCCCAAACCATAGCAAATTAACCCCATTGCAATGCGGCGGCATCTCGGGGTATTCATAAGGGTCGGAAATGACAGTAGCATCTCGCCCTAACTCTTTAATTCTTTTAGCCATTTCGGTGGTGGAGCAAGTCACCGCATCCGCAAGGCGCAATGCTTCTTGGTAGTGCAACCAATCAAAGTGATCATCACAGAAATCCACTACCACCCAAGCGCCTCGGGCTTTGGCTCGCGCCATGTCCATTAACTCATTGGCTTGCGGCTTGGCAAATATTAGCGTGTCCGCAGTCAAGTCGTTTTGGCTTGCCCAATCCCCCGCAGGAATTTTGGCTCGGTAGCGCCAGCTTGCCGCATTCTTGTCGCCCCAATGAATAAATGATGTGCGCTCATTAAGCTCGTTCTTGCCATCAATGATGCCGCCAAGCTCCATCATGTTTTGCTCACGCTTCTTAATAATGGCTTGGATTAACCCGCGCCCATGCCCATTAAACGTGGCATCAGGCAAATAATCATAGTAAGTTTGAAAGTGCTCGGCCTGCAAAGCCATCGACATATTGCAGTTAAAGGTCTCGCCATCGGGATCAATCTTGACCTCAATCAGCTTGTCCCCATCCTTTAGTCCATCGCCATTAACTCTAAGTAACTCGCCGTCATTGCATGAATCAAAGCCAAACAACTCAAACTGGCGGTAGCCAAGCACATAAAACAACGATATAGCCCTTAATCCCGAGGTTGTACCCCCACCTATCAGCATAGACTTTTTAGGGCGGTCTTGCCCCTTTTTAACGTATGGATGCCATAGTGTGACCTGATACCCATCAAGATTGTCAAACATTGCTGGATGGCACTGGCTTGCAATCATGTAATGCACAGATGGCTGCGGTTTATAAAACGCTATCCTGTGCTCTTGCGGGTCAATGGCTAAAGCGTAATCAGGTGTTACGCCGTTCTCAATTAACCAATCATGTGCGCCCTTGATCGCCACAATAGGCGACCCTGCCGCTTTCATCTTTTTAATAAGTTCTAACTGACCTTTAACGCTTGGGGCGCTTGCCACCAACAAGATTGCACCGGTCTTAGCTGCTTGCGCTTCTGTGACCTGTGGGTAACCTCTAGCAATCGCCGCATCCATATTGGCAAATAAGATGTCATCTTCTGCGACACATTTACCAGTAATTTTTAAAGGTAAAGAACTCATTAAAAAGACACCCCACCTTTTGAGTGGGGCATCGTTTCTGATTAGCCTGCGCCAACCATGATCAAGCCTGCATTGTTGACCATACAGAATGGTGCGGATGCAGAAGTAGCCGATGTGTTAGCCACAATACCTTGGATGAAGCCAGCCGACACTGTTGTGTCGTCTAGTGAACCCGCAGTAGCTGTGGTGTACAAAGGCACTTTAGGCTGGCAAGAAACCAGCAAGTTAACTCTGAGCGTACCGTTTAAGCCAACCCAGCCGTAATAGCTAGAGGCAATAGCGGTTTGTGCAAAGCCAACCATGTTGAAACCCAAATCTTTAGCATTTGTAGTGGTTACAGGCACAGCTCGCATAACAGGAGTGGTACTCGCTGAGTCTGCGTAAGTGCTCATAATCACCGCATCAAATGCGCTGATGGTGGATTCGGCGCGGACAAAAATATAAACGCCGTTGTTGGAAGTGCTCACCCGAGTACCAGGGGTAACGGGAAACAATGTTGTAGAGCCTGCACTTGTTGACGCATAAGTAGCCGTCAAGTCAATGCCGATTTTGCCGTCTGTGACGTAATCTGCCATGATATTTGCTCCTTATTCAGTCATTACGCCTTGGAACTGGAGTCCCGAGGCGGTCATATTGCCAGCCCAGCCGATCAAGCGCACGATGGCATCTTGGTTGGTGGACATACGCTCATCACCAATCGGAACAAAGTTACGATTTGCGTGAGGACGGAAGAAAATGTATTTTGTGTTCAAGAAATAACCAGTAGATGTCGGAATATTACCGCCGATACCACCGTCAAGAACAACGTCTGCATTCATGTACTTGGAAGCAACAAAGCCTAACTCGGCCATTTTGCTAGAACCAGGGAAACGCTGAATGTTTTGCAAAGACGACATGAAGAAGCCCCACAAGTTGTTATCCAACAAGATCAAATCGACTACGTCAGAGCCGCGACTTGTCTTTGCATACAGGCGGTTAAAACCGGTCTGAATGTTTGAGCTAGATGCGGAAGCACCCAAGTCACTAGAGAAGTCAAAAGTCTGATTGCGCCAAAATGACCATGTTTGACGATCAATACCGCCAACCACACCAGTTCCAGGCGATGCAACCACCATAGCTTGCAAACCAGTGATCTGCTTACCATTGTTGGCTGTACCGTCAGAATAAATACCAGTAGAGATCAAATTCTCAATCGATGCCTCGGCAACGTCCAAACGTGCGTCAAACAAATCAATGATTTGCTCTTCGCCGCTGTTTTGGAGCATCTCCAAGCCATTGATGGTAACTGCCACCGCTGCTTGTTTGATGGGGAACTGAGCCGCAGAGATAACGTCCGCAGGGCTAATGTCTAAGACTTCAGCGCCTGAATAGTACATAGCGGTTGAGTTTGCTTGGAATGACAATTCTTGCAGAATGGTCGAACCACCCGTAAAAGGCTTGTAACGGCCTTTCTCACGCAGGCGAGTCAGCAACGCATTGTTTTTGGTCACGTTATCGGCAACGATGCCGGAGCGTGACTCAATGGTGGTTGCTAAAACGTCTGAGTAATTACTATTGGCGTATGCCATGATTTACTCCTTTTTAATTCACCTGCCGCAGCGCATTGGCAATAACGGCTCGGCGATCAGTTTGATTGACTGCACCTGAAATGGCAGCGCCAGGCGCTCCCCTAACTTGTACAGCCGCTTGTTTTGCTTTCTGTACTTGATTTTGTGTGGCGTAGTTTTGTTGCTGTTGAGCATATAAACCTTGTGCCAACTGTGGATCAAGCCTTACGGCGGTGTCATATGCTATTTGCAATTTCTCGCGTTCAGACATATGACTAATGTCCCCTAGAACTTGCGGCGCTTGGAGAAGCGACAACATTCGATCTTGGACTGCCTCAAAGTGTGCGTTTGCGGGGTCGCCTGCAAACTGCTGAATTACCGAGAGTGCTCGGTTTTCATTCTGTTTCTGCGCTTCGTACTGGCTCTGCGTGATGTGTGCCGTGAGCTGTTGCACTTGTTGCGCTAATTGATTGTAGTGCGAATCTTGTTGTGGTGGCGCTTCGCCGCTAAAGTAAGCCGCCACTTGATCCAAAGGAATTTGAAACTGTTGAATCATTCTCGCTACCGCCTGCGATTTTTGCTGCGGTGTGCCTGTTCTCAACAATGCCGCCGTTTGGAGCAATGGTGCAATCGCTGTTGCTGGCGTAGCGTTTTCGTTTCTCAGCATCCACTCATAAGGCTGGAATAACTCGGTAATTGCCCGAGCCTCGGCATCCCTTTGCTTGTATGTGCTAATGCCCTTTTCATAGTCGGCATCCCGTTGAGCAAAAGCTTGTTGTAGTTCAGGCGGGGCTTTTTCCCAATGTTCTTTTAGCTCAAGACGTAGGCTTTTAGGCATCTCAGCCCTTGGCTTGTCAGCCATTTGAGGTGCTTGAGTTTGGTCTGTTGGAAACTTAGGAGCAAACTTACCGCCCTCTCGGGGCTGGGTAGCTGCGTGTTTGCCTCGGTTTGTCGGTGTCTTGGTCAGTGCCTCACGAATCGTATCGGCTCTGCTTTGCGGCTCTGCTGCCGTTTGGGGCGCTTCTACCGCTGGGGTTTCGGGTGCTGGTGTTTCTACTGTGTCGGGTGCGACAACTTCGTTTTCCATCACTTCATCCTTTTCATTTGTTCCAAAGTCATTTTGATCATCTCTTTACGCTCGGGCATTGGCCTGTTGTGCAGCCGGTTTGCCATCTCTACGTTAAGGTTAGACATCTTAACAGGTGCAATCGGTGCGCCTGGTCGGTCAAACTCTTGCACCGTAGCCAGTTGACCACGCAATCGGTCTCGGTGCGCTTCTTTCTTCTTGTTCCACTCTTGCTGTGCATACTTAACATCAGAGTGACCCATCTCAATCGAATCGGTGCGCTTTAGGTGCTCACGCCATTGCTTTCTGCCCTCAATCATTACACCATCAGGAGACATAAAAGGCGCAATATCACCTCTTACTGAGGCCATCGCTTCATCTCGGTACTCGCCCCTAGTAACCTCGTAGGCTTCGCTGCCGTCTGATGGATAAACCCAAGTTCTTTTCACATTAACTCCAAAAGCATTGCGACATCTTCTTCATCACGTTTTAGCTTAACACGAACTTCAAGGGTTTTGACCCTTTGCATTAACAAATCATAATCAATTTGTTTTCTAGCCGCAACCTCTATTGTTTGTACGGGTGCTGAAGTGATTTCTTCCCTTGTTTCGGGCGGTAAACCAAACAGCGCCTCTTGCAGTTTTAGCTTGCGTTGCGCTTCTAGCTTTTGGTCTTTAGCCCAACGTTCATCACGCTTTTTTTCGTCAAAGCCAAAGTGACCACCTAATGGAATCTCAACCGGCGTTGGCGCAATACCTACGCCTAATGTGGCAAATGGCAACTCCGCAAACGATGCGAAACCAAACACCTACGCCCCCCAAGTGGCAGATTGTGCGCTTGTTACCCACAAACTTGTTGCCGAGTTATAAACCAAAATATCGCCATTGTTTGGGTTTTGTGCCGAAACATTGTGCAATTCATCCATTTCATAGCCGTTTTGCACCTTGACAATTAACTTACCATGCACTGGGTGGGCATGGGAAACAACAGCCACATAAACAAGATGCTGTGGCGCATACGGCTTGGTTACGGTCAAAGCTCCCGCCGTGGTTGGGCTTAAATAAAGCTGCACCCCATCGGTATATGCTGATGTATCAAGATCATCAATCAATCCAATAATAGTTACATATCCATTGGAATTGTTTGCCAAGTCACTGGTTATCAATCCTAGTGTCTGCGCTGATGTGGCATCGCTTGTTGCTAAAGCCTTAGACACGGTGGGTAATTGTCCTGTAGCGCCTGAAATATAAACCGCTGTGCCTTTTGTTAAGGTCGCACCAGTAGAATTTCGTACTTGTTCAACTAGCACAGAAGCTGGAGACGTTTGCGATACCGCAAGGTCAACAACAGATCCAGTTGTAGTAACAATAACGCTTCCATCAGCGGATGCAATCGAAGTTACAGTGTTTTCAGCAGGCAAGGTTACAAATACATCCTTTGCACCCGCCGCAAGGTTAAGTATTGAGCCTGTTGATGAAGAGATTATGGTTGTTCTAGCTAACGTGCCGCTAAAGTAAGTCCCAATCCCAACCTCCCATTGCGTACCGCCTGAGATTGTGTAATAGGTCGTATTGTTGTTGCCAATTACCGAAAATGACTGAAACCCATCAACAGAGCCGTCTAGCGTGATCGTTCCAGTACCCGTTGAAGTGGTGGTCTGTCTTACCCGATCAGCTAAAACAAGGCTCATGCTATCTCCACGCCAATTACTAAGCCATCAGCACCCCTGACCACTTTCTTAGGTGCTGACAATTGTTGCATTGCCTTACCAATGTTTTGCATTGATTCGCCGTGCATATTAGCCATCTGATCGTGCATCAGCGCCATCTTGTCCATTGCTTGAACAATCGTGCCGCCTAGCTCGTTGGTTATTTGTGCAGACGCTGCTTCAATGACCGGTAGGTCAAGGCCAGGGTTGCTACCAATCCTTGCCACCATGATCTTAGTCGCAGCATCAAGCTCTGCTTTCCATCGTTCATATTCTTCCTTTCCAGCCATTTCTCGGGCTTTAATTTGAAGTTCATTGTTCTGTTTAGCGGTCTCAAAGTCCGCTTTCATTTGTGCCAATTGCATTTCAGCCTGCACTTTAGCTTGGTGCATCTGCATTTCAAGTTGCGCCTTGCCTTGCTCAATTTGAGCTTGCGCTTGCATTTTCATCTGCTCAGTCTGCGCTTGTGCCTGCATCCGCATCTGCTCGGCCTGTTGCTCGGCTTGCATTTGCATCATCTCAGGCGGTGGGCTTGGCTGTTGTTGTTTAGCCGCATCTGCCTTGTCTTGCAGGGCTTTCATAGCCTTTTCTACTGCGCTCTCTAACCCACGGCCTGCCCTAAATCGGCGCACCAAGAACAAAAGCATCTCGGAAACCATAGGCAAAGTTTCAGGCGCTTGGGTAACCATTGGGATTGCCTCACGCAAGAATACACCAATAGCTCCTATTGCCTCTTGTGCGCCTTGCTTTTCTGCTTGCTCATCAATCTGAGCCAAGCTGTCAGCCTCAACCGCAATGTTGAAGTCGCGTATGGTGCTGTCAGACAACATTTGCAACGCTGCCTGCAACATTTGCGGGTCTTGACCATCTGAGGTGTTCATCACACCTGACATTTCAACAATCAGCTCGGGCGGGTAAAACTTACATATAACTTGCGCCTTGAGTTTGAAAATGTCGGTAGCAAACCGAGCCACATCGCCTTGGCTGCTCTTTAACCTTAAACTGCCAAAGTTAGCCTTAAGCTGTTGAGCACCAAGCGTTTCTTGAGCTTTGGACGATCCACGCAGGATGTCCGATATGCCCATGATTTCGTAAATGGACTGTTTGACCTGTTCCCTTGCCGCATACAACTCACGCAAGGTAATAATAATCTGCGAGGTGTCCATCATGTCGATAGCGCCTTTTAAGCCGCCTTTTTCCGACATTGCCGCCCATGCTGTCACAGGGAATAGCTTGTTGTCCACACCCTCGCTAAACATCCGAGCCAATTCCTTAAACTCAGCGTTGAATACGCCAACCGCTTTACAGGCTTTGGTCAGCAAATAAATGCGTTGCGTTAAGTTATCTAGCTCTTGCGCCTGATCTTCGTACTCACAAAAGTCGGGTACAGGAATCATTGAGCCAGTGGTGGTGGTTGCCATCAACGGCTTAGGGCATGGGAAAAACTCATCTAACCCTAATGGGTCATCACGCTCATCTAGTGCTTGTGGATAACCTTTGGCAATCCAACAAACCTTTGCCGTGCGCTTGTTCCAAATCTCATAGACCATCGCCTTTTTGTCGTAGGTCATCTTGGCGGTCATGGGATTCTTACCGTCCATGTCGGTGTTTGAGCTGGTCAGGCTGACGTTTTTAAATACGTCACCAAAGCGCTCTACGCCCTCATCCTTGGTCATGTAGACCGCCCGAGCAACCCACCAAACTTCGTCCCATGTCCGAGCTGGTGAATGTAAGAAATCAGCCCAGTAAACGTAATCAATTGGGCTGTGAGCTGCATCAATGCGCTCGGTTGGGTCTTCTACAGTGTTATAGACTTGCGATTCATCTCGCTCCATCTCACCCTCAACCTCGGGGGTCTCGTTGACAATGACAGGCTCGTAGCGAATCCATGCTGTGCCGCGACCAGGCAGCAATCGGTCTTGCACTGCGCCACTCATTGCCGCATCAAAGTCACCAAATTGCGTGGTCTCGTACTCCATAACACGCTCAAGCATGGTAGAAGCCAATCGACCCACAGGGTCTTGATCCATGTATCGGCGTGAAACCTCGGGCTTGGCTTGTCTGCCGTATAGCGCAGGAAAGAGCACTTGGATGTTTGACCATAGGATGTTGAACTTCATCCTTGGCATTTCTATGGCATCACGTTCATCCCGATACCGCTTGACAACCTTTTGACCACGCTTTTCCCACTTATCAAATATCTTGATAGCGGTCTCAATCTGATCGTGCCAATAAGGGCCAGCGTCCTCGCCCTCATATGCGCCGGTTTCATCGTACATGATCAGCTACCAGCGGCAAAGAAGAATGTCACATCAAGCCCTGTGCCGCCAACTGTGGCATATAGACTAACACCCACGTTGGCAGGAAATCTATGAAAGCCAATTAATGGGGTAATCGTGCCACTCATTACCTCACCGCCTGACCCACCATTGCGGAGCACCAATGTGCCTGCGGTGGTGTTGTTAACGTAAAAACCAATTAACTGGCAAGGGCCAGGCGTTACTGCGCCTGTGGCGGTGATATTCTTGTATCCACCTACTTCTGCTACTGGCTGGCTCATATACGCTCCTCTTTATGTTGTATCTCGTAGTCCCACAGCTCATCAAGTGTGATGGTTTGTAGGGTCTTGCCCTTGGGCGGTGTCTGATCTTTTGCCTCGTTTATGTAGGCCACTGCAAGCATTCTAAACGCATCTGCGGGGTGTGAGCACCAGTCATGGCGTGGAGCTTCACGAAAAGTTTTCCTATCTTCATCATATTCCCTTTGGTACTGTCTGAGTGCCTCTAATCCCTCATCACATCTAGAATCAAAATAGCAACTTGGCAAAACTAGCCGCACCGCTTGTATGCCGTCCTGTATGCCAAGATTAGGCACTATGGCTAATTTGCTCATACCGCCTAAATGTGCAGCCAATTGCTCAATAATAGACTTTCCCCCCGAGGCCAACGTCTTTGCCCTTGCGTCATGCGGTAAGTAATGGCGGGTATATCGGTATCCCTTGGCGTTAACTACATTGGCTATTTCTTCAATGCTTGCCCCTGATACGGCGTAAAAGTCCATTACCCTGATTTCGTTTCTGACTACCTGATACCACCAAATGGCGGTGTCATCCCGATAACCTAAGTCCCATGCGGTGAAAACAGGCGATTCAGGCTCAAAAGGTATTTCTCTAATCCTGCCCTCATCTTGCGCTTGGCGCATCTCTTGCCCCCAAAACGCCCCAAGAATAGCCGCATCAAAACTGCATTCATACTCTTGGTCGTATTGATCTTGGCTTAATTGCGCCCTTGCCGCTTGCAATTCTGAGTCGGGTAATAGCCTAGACACTGAGGCGGGTAGCCTTAACAGAAACCAATCCGGCACTACTTGGCTAACCTTGTAGATGTCGTGAAACTGGTTTTTGCCCTTTGGCGTACCCCCAAACACCGCCCAACCTAGCCGGTCTGACAATGTGGGGCGTATGACATTTCCCCACCCACTAGGCTTAAAGTCGCCGTATTCATCCAGGTAAACGCCGGT